GGATCAATGAGGATATTGATGTAAACGGAACAGGTATTGCTACCATTGGTGGTGATCCAGTATTTAATAGCCTAGAAGTAACCGGAATATCTCAGCTAGGTAATCCAGGTGCACCCGGTATCACAACAGTTCGTGGTGACCTTTTTGTTGCAGGCGACCTATACGTCAAAGACGACATCTTTAAAGATGAGATCTCAGGTCGTAACCTAAACATCAGTGGTGTTGGTACCATCGCCACAGCCAACCTAGGTGTTGCTACTGTCGGTGTATCTACATTATATCAGACAGAAATTGTAAAGGGTAAGGCTGGCTTCCTATCAATGACCGACGCATATGTCGGCATTCTAACAGCAGAACTAATTGACGCTGAGACTATTCAGCTAGAGAATCTAGACGTAGATGTTATTGGCGTAGGTACTATTCGCTGGAACCAGGCGATTGGTACTCAGCTATCAATGACCGGAATCTCAACATTTGAGGCACCCGTATTCATTGATGCTCCTGTTGCTATCACTAGCTCCGTTGGTGTTGGTAAGTCACTAATCGTTGGTGGTGGTTTAGTTGTTGGTGGTGGTGTTACTTTCAATGGTGAAATTGGAATTGATATCGACGTAAACGTAGATCTAGATGGTAACCTAAACCTAACCGGTATTGGTACCATTGAAAATCTAAACTTCGTTAATGGTATAGGCACTAACCTAAACGTAGGTGTCTTGACTGTACGCGAAGAGATTGAAGTCAACGGTACAGGTGTTGCTACTATCGGTGGCGATCCAATATTCAATACTCTAACTGTACTAGGAATCTCCACCTTTGGTGGTGAAGGTGGTGTATCCACATTCTATGATGATGTTAACATCACCCAGACACTTTTCCTAGGTGATCTTGATTCAGAGGGTAACATTTCTGCTGGTGGTACTATTACTACCAATGATCTACAGTTCAATACTGGTATCGGTTCAACTCTAGTAATTCAAAGAAAGCTAGAAGTCAATGGTATTGCTTCTGTAAGTGCAGCAGAAATTGATTTCCTAGATGTAGGATTTACCACAACAAGTTCCCTAACTGTAACGGATAAAGTTGTAGGTACTACTAAGTTCGGTGACTTTGTTACTATCGACGGCACTCTAGGTGGTAGTGGTCTATCTGTAGGTAACGCAGTTCTATTCGGTGGAGATCCTGCCGGATTGCCTCCATCACCATCAGAACTAACAGTTGATAAGGTAACTGTAAACCAGACAATTAATGTAACTGGACCAGGAACATCAACATTCACTGGTGATCTAGAAGTCCTACAAGAAATTAAGACACAGGATCTAACCTTCGGTGTTGGCTCGGGTACATCATTGTCCATGAGCGGCATTACAACAACCAATCAGCTATATGCTGTTGACTTGTTTGTAAGAGATCAGACAATCCTACAAGACCTCTATGTAAATGGTATTGCATCACTACGTGGTGCTGGTATTGCTACCATTCAGGGTGATGCTGAATTCAACAGCCTAGTAGTTAACCCAGGCGTATCCTCCTTTGTTGGATTCGTTACAGTTGCACAAGACCTATATGTTGGTGGTATGTCCACCTTCAAGGGTCGCATGGATATCGTAGACCTAAACTCCACTGGTCTACTAAACATTACAGATATCAATGCTGCAGGCTTCTCAACCTTCGTTGGCGTAGGTACCTTCAAAGACAGACTATACGCTAAAGAGTTTGTCGGTGTTGCTTCACTAATCACATATTATCCAGCACCTCTAGTTGGTTTCGGCACCAACCCACCAACAACCAGACCTAACGGAGATCCCGTACAGTTTGGTGATACTTGGTTCGATGAGACTGGTCTTCGTCAGTACATCTACTATCCAAACGATCCCGATGGTACTGCAGTTGATCCACAACCATTCTGGATTGACGCAAACCCAGTTGCTGCTATCCCAGCACTAAACATTGCTGCAGATGAGCAGGATGCAGGTTCACTATTCCCAGCCCCAGGAACTATCCCAGGTTCAGGTTCTGTTGGTTTGGGTAGTGCTCCACTCAACATCATCGGTACAGACGAGAACATCAGGACATTCGTCTCCGATGGAAACATCAGGATTGCATTTACAGATACCGTTAGGGTCAACAACCTAATTATTGATGGAACACAGTCTGTTGGTGAAACTGAAGTTGGTGACTTTGTATCAACTGGTCTAGGTTCATTCAACAATCTATATGTTTCCAATCAACTTGGTGTTGTTGGTCTAGCGACTTTCAACGGCGATATCCAAGTCGTAGAGGATATCGAAGCTGAAAATATCCAGGCTAGAAACAGAGTACAGTCAAGAGTTATCTTCAGTGACTACATCAAAGTAGCTGGTATTGGAACCTTTGAAGATCTCAACACACTATCAGATAGGCGAGTCAAGGAGAACATCAAGCAAATTGAGAAGCCCCTAGACAAAGTTTCCCGTCTCCGTGGTGTTGACTTCACATATATCAACAGCGGTAGACCTTCTTCTGGTGTTATTGCTCAGGAAGTTGAGCAGGTAATGCCCCACCTAATCTCAGGCACCTTCCCCAAGTCGGTTAACTATAACGGTTTGATCGGTCTTCTTGTTGAATCAGTCAAAGATCTAAAAGCTCAAAATGAGGAGCTTATTAAGAGAATTGAAAAATTGGAGACTGATAAATAATAGGAGCTACATCCTTGTAGCTACGTACGTACAAACAAAAGCAAGGAGAACAACCCCTAATGGCATATCAGATACAGGGTAATGTCATTATTAACGACAGTAGAGAGCTAGTCGGTGTCGCAACTGCAGGCATCAATGACGCCCTATACGTCGGTGACGTAGAAATCAAAAATAATGAGATCAAAGCAGCCGGTAGCGGCATAGTTACCTACTATGGTAACGGTGCCCAGCTAGAGGGTGTTGCTAAGGAGGACGGTAGCAATCTACCTGCCGACTTGGGACTAACCAACGTAATTGCATCCGGTTACGTATCTGTTGGACAAACTTTTAGTGCTCAAGGCGCTGCTCGCTTCGACACAAGTATCCAGTTTGGTGCAGCCCCAACCACAATCATCACCGGTTTCTCTACCGATGGTCAGGACATGGGTGGTGCTACTGCATCAGACCAGAAACTACCAACAGAGAAAGCTGTTAAGGAGTTCGTTGGTCAGTCCATCAGTGGTGGCGTTGATCTAAGAGTCAACGGCGATGCTGGTACTGTTAACCTAAACATTGGTTCTGGCGATCCACTAGTAATCACTGGTGCAACTGGTCAGATCGAGACCGAGGTAGTTGTTGGTGGTGGTTCTACTGAACTAGTAGTTGGCTTTACCGACAGCATCGGAATCACTTCAGATGTATCCGTCGGAAGAGACCTAACCGTAACCCGCAACACAGAGCTTGAGGACACCACTATTGGTGCTGGTTCTACTCTAACTCTAAACAACCTTGAGCTTGGTGGAACAACAGTCAGAAACATTGGTTTGACCACTGACTTAGGTGGTGCATCACCTAATGCAGAGACTCTACCAACACAGAAAGCCGTCAAGGAATACGTTGACGCTCAGGTTGGTGGAAACGCAAACCTAGAGATCACTGATGGTGCATCCGGTATCACCACAATCAGTCTAGCATCTGAGCAGCTCGTCTTCTCAGAAGTTGCTAATGAGACCTCCATTACCGTCGCTAACGATCAGGTAACTATTGGACTCGACGAAGATGTAGAGATCACAACCAGCCTAAAAGTTGGTGGCTCTAACCTAAGCGTCGATGGCTCTTTTGTAGAGTCTGATCTACCCGCTAAGTTCGATGGAGACAACGGCTCAGGTATCGGTCTATCCGTAACCAACAGCGTTGATGTTAATGGTAGCGTATACGTCGGTTTCGGTGTATCCGCCGCATCCTTCAGGATTGGTGCTGTTGAGGTTAGCGAGTTCGCAACCGATGATGAACTAGGTGGTGGCTCTGCTTCCGATAGCAAGCTTCCAACACAGAAAGCTGTAAAGGACTACGTTGATAACAATGTAAGTTCTGTTGGAATCCTAAGCTTCTTCGGTAACGACAACACAGTCGATGCTGGTGAAGTAGAAATCGCCACAGAAGCTCTAGAGATCAGAGGTGTTGCAAACCAGTTGGTTGCTAGCATCGACTCTGCATCCAACCCAGTCCTAAACATTGGTTTTGCTCAGACTGCAACCTTCCCAGGCAGAGTTTCTGTTGGAAACAGCCTAACCGTTCAGGACGAATCCGTTCTAAACGGTGACGTTATTGCAGCAGGCAAAGTTACCATTAATGGTACTGGTGTTGCACTAGACGTTGCTAACCAAGCTAAGATTGGTGTAGAACTAGAGACCCCAATCGTAAAGGCACCTGCTTCAGGTAACCTAAAGCTTGACGGTGGCGGCAACGCAATGAGCATCGAGAACGGTGCACTAACCGTCCAGAATGCCTTTACTGCATCTGACGTTATTAACGCAGAAGCTGGTTCAAAAGGTTCTACCGGTATCGGTCTAACCGTTACTGCTAGTGCTTACGTTAGTGGTGACCTAACCGTTGACGGTACTCTACTAGCTGCTGGTGGTGTTGACTTCGATACCATTATCGCAACCAGAGTTCAGGCTGAAGGTCCCGAGGCACTAATCCTAGACGGTAGTGATCCACAGGGTAATTCCGTTGGTGTTGCTGTAACAAACGGCAACTTCTCTGTTGGTGGTGCAACATCTGCTTACGGCGATGTTAATCTACTAGGAGCCTCCAAGCTATTCATGGATGGCGGAGACTTCCAGATCATCAACGCTCAGATTCAAGCTGACGGTGCTGGTATTGGTCTAACCGTATTCGACAGTGCTTTCATCGGTGGAGAAATCTCAATCGGTAAGACTGCAAACCTAGACAGCGATCTACAGTTCGGTTCTGGTCAGAAGGTCAACGAGATTGTAACCTCAGTTGTTCCTACTTCAACCAACGAGCAGATCCCAACAGCCGCTGCTGTTGCTGCATTCATCGGTGGAGAAGTCGGCGATCTAACTCTAAAGTTCACTGACGGTTCAATCCAAGGTGATATTGCCGCTGCTACAGAGGTTCTAGGTCTACTAGGTACAACCAACCAGATCGACGCAACTGTTGCTGCTGCTGGTGATAACGACATCACTTTCAGCCTACCAAGCACACTAGTTGCCCCTGGCTCTGTTGAGTCAACCGGCGTCATGGTTGCTAAGGACACCTTGATCGCAGCTAAGGCTGGTATCGGTCTAAGTGTAGTCAACGGTTCTGAGTTTAGTGGCGCTGCCGTATTCAAGGCTGATTCAGACTTCCAGGCAGGTCTACGTGTAACCGCTGGTATTGCTACCATCGGTGAGTTGAAGCTAGGCGTTACACCTCAGAGTGTAAGCGGCATTAGCTCAGACACTGCTCTAACAAGCGACTCCAACAGTGAGCTACCTACAGTTAAGGCTGTAAAGGCTTACGTAGATAACGCCGCTGGTTCAGTAAGTAACGTTAACCTCGCAGATGCTGCAGATGCTAACACAACTCACTACGTAACCTTCGGTTCTGCCGCTACTGGTTCACAGCAGCTAAAGACTGACGCAGGTCAGCTTGAGTACAATCCTAGCACAGGTATCCTACAGGCGCAGGAATTCAATGCGCTATCCGATATCCGTTACAAGGAGAACATCGAGCTAATCTCTGATCCTCTAGCCAAGGTCAATGCCCTACGTGGTGTAACCTTCGACTGGAAGGATACTGAAGGCGTTTCTGCTGGTATCATCGCTCAGGAAGTTCAGGCAGTAATGCCTCAGCTCGTATCTGAGAACGAAGATAAGATGGCTGTAAACTACAACGGTCTAGTCGGTCTTCTAATCGAAGCCGTCAAGGAGCTTTCCGCTCGCGTTGAAGAGCTTGAGTCCAAGTGATTGTTGAGGGGACTTGACAAGAGTCTCTAAAACCACTATAATCAGCCTTGTCGAGGTTGATAAGACACTCTAAGTTCTTAAAGACACTTACAGTTACTAAAGAGGAGGTACCTTCGGGTACCTCTTTTTTTATCCCTATAAATATTATACCAAGTTAAATTATGATGTTTCAGGTTTACTCTAAGACTAACTGCCCGTACTGCGAAGCTATTGAGAAAGTATTCAAGTTAAAGAGCATTGAATATAAGAAGTACTTATTGAATGTAGATTACAGCAAGGAAGAGTTCATTGAGAAGTTTGGTGAAGGTACTACTTTCCCACGTGTTCTTCTTAATGATGAGTTGCTTGGAGGAGCTAAAGAAACAATTAATTACCTAAAAAGCCAAAATATGGTATAATAAATAAAGGAAAGTATGGGAGCTAATAAGATGCTCGTAGTATCAATCGCCCTAGGATTCGCCTTAATCCTCAACTTCCTCTTATTGGGAGGTGTTATTGGTTACCTAACTTATGGTTACCTTGCTACACAGGCGTCAGCTCTCCCGAATCATCCCGAATTCTACGACGAAGAAGGGAACGTACTACCAGACGAAATTCTTGCTATTCGCTTTGAGAATAGTTACGAACAATTCACTGAATGGGACGACGAAGAATGAAACTTTATCACCAGATAAGATTCATAATCTTTATTCTATGCATTTTATTGACTACTAATCATGACCGAAGCGACAAAAAAGGCAGTAAGAAAAACTTCTGCTTCCAAGAAAACTACTTCAGCTAAGCCCCGCGCCAAGGCTGCTCCTATCAAGATTCCCCATAACCCACTAGCTTTTGAGGTTCTTGATGCAGTATCTCGTCAGCGCACCAAAGCTAAGAAGATCGAAATCCTCAGAGAGCACGGCTACCTTGAGCTAAAGATGCTACTCATCTGGAACTTTGATGAGAGTATTCGTTCAGCTTTGCCTGCTGGTGAAGTACCATATACAGATCCTGCTGATCAGCTACAGTACAGCGGTTCACTATCCGAAGCCCTATCAGATAAAGCTAGAGGCATGTACGAGAACGGTAACTTCTCCCTTGGAAGTACTGATTCTGCTGCTCGCACAACCATTCGTGCTCAAGCAAAGAACTTCTATCACTTCATTGAAGGTGGTAACGGTGGTTTGAGTAAGATGCGTAGAGAGTCTATGTTCATCAATCTACTCCAGTCTCTCCATCCACTAGAAGCTGAGCTAGTAATCTTGGCTAAGGACAAGCTAATTGGCGATTCCTACAAGATCACTCAGGAAATTGTCGGCGAAGCTTTCCCTGATATTTCATGGGGAAATCGTTGATTCTATAGAGAATGTTAAGCCAATGTGTGCCAATGGTAAAACCGGCACACATTTCGTATAAATAAATACGAGTGGGTGATATACTACTCTTACGTTCATCCCAACACGGGACGCAAGTAGGACGACGCGGAACGGACTCGTTCATCCTAGGCTGCAGCCCAGGACGCAACCGCCGCCCGAAGGAACGGTTTTTTGTGAACCTATTACTTTGGAGAAAAACAAATGCTAGCTGTATACAGAGGTGTCGCATACGACACTAACAAAGACGTTGTACGGGAAGGTACCTACCGCAAGGTAGAAGTTACTTACCGTGGAATCAAGCACACCGAGATCATCTTGGTCAAGGAGGTGCAAAAGTGAATACTCTAGAACTTATCCGCCAAAAACAGCTAAAAGAGCAGAAGCTACGTGAAGCCCAAGCTTTTATGGCTAAACTAACAACTGCTGCAAATCGCAAGAGTTGATACACCGGGGGCGCAAGCCCCCTTTTTTTATGCTATAATAGTGAGGCATTAGAAATACAATGGACCGAGAAAAGGTAAAGTTTCTGATTCAATCAATTGAAGTACTCATTGATGAGCTAAAATCAGAAGTATATTCAAAGGAAGAGACCTTTAGTGTCTCTGAGACCTCCTACAGTGATGTGGAAGAGCCAGTCTCTACCGACGAATTGATCCAGAACATGTTCACCCAAGTAATTGACGATACATTATGAGACCAGTAAAAGCTGCCGACTTACTAAAACTCGACCCTCTACAAAAGGTCGAGATGATTCGATGCACTCCTAACCCCCAGCAGCTTGTCTACATGGGAGGTAAGAACGATTACAGTGAGCTTCCTATCGAAGACACTAACATTCCCCTTGAAGATCGTGCAGGAGAATGGGTAGTAGAACAGCTACTAAAGAACAACCGTGGTCATTGGGGACCTCTAGAGCACCCTGCTATCTCATTTAGCTGCTCCGGTTTTGTTCACAACGTTATTGTTCAGGCACGTACCCACCGTGTTGGTATTAGTTTTGATGTACAGTCTCAACGTTATACCTGTAAGCGTGTACTCAAGGTTGCCTCTGGTGAGCTACAAGCACACGAAGTCTTCTATGTACGTCCCCCAGGCTTCTACACCAACCGTAAAGGTAAGAAGTACACTTGGACTGAAGATGATTACTACGGTCAACTAGGACTATGCCAAGCTGCTTCTGAGCGATATGCAGAGCAGTTTGCAAATGGTGTTAGTGAAGAACATGCACGTGATTATCTCCCACAGAATATCCGTCAGAACTTCGTAGTCACATTTAGTCTACGTTCACTACTACACTTCCTAGACCTACGAGCTAAGTTCGATGCTCAGCTAGAGATTCAAGCTCTATGTGAAGCAATGATCGAACCTACTAAGGCTTGGACACCTGAAATCTTCTCATTCTATGAGGAGAAGCGTCTACACAAGGCGCGACTATCACCCTAAATACAAATAACCTGGAATTTATCTATGGCTTTTTATAATGTAATTCATCGCGAGACCGGTGAAACCAAAGTAGTTGAGTGCAGTGTGCATGAGATTATTGAGTGGTATGAGGCGAACCCAGGTTGGGAACGCGACTGGTCATACGGCGCTGCCCAAGTCACCTCTGAAGTAGGTGAGTGGAAGGAAAAACTTGTAAACAGAAAGCCTGGTTGGAACGATGTTCTTGACGCGGCTTCTAAGGCACCGGGATCTAGAGTCAAAAAAATCTAGGGTCCCTCCCTTTTCCTATCCATATTTGTTGTTAATTTTAAAATCCAATGCCCGCAAGAAAAAATCGTAAGTCTGCTAACCCCATCGGGGTCGGTCTAACCGCAAAGCAGATGAAGAGAAGAAAGCCCATTGATCGGAGTTTATTAGCAAACGTAGAAGCAATAACTGAAAACCAGCAACTACTCTTTGATGAGTATGATCGGGGACAGAATATTGTTGCATATGGTGCAGCAGGAACAGGTAAGACTTTTGTTACTTTGTACAAAGCTTTAGAAGAAGTCTTAAACGACAAGAGCCCATACGAAAAAGTTTATATTGTTAGATCACTGGTTGCTACTCGCGAGATTGGTTTCCTTCCAGGAGATCATGACGACAAGTCTGCTCTATACCAGATCCCATATAAGAATATGGTCAAGTACATGTTTGATGTACCTGCAAATGACTTCAGCGGAAGTGGTTCATCCCCATTTGAGATGCTATACGGCAACCTAATGGCTCAGGAGACACTCAAGTTCTGGTCTACCTCATTCTTACGTGGTACTACACTAGACAAGGCAATCATTATTGTTGACGAGTTCCAGAACCTAAATGGTCACGAACTTGATTCAATCATGACCCGTGTTGGTGAAGATTCAAAGATCCACTTCTGTGGAGATGCTACTCAGTCTGACCTACTCAAGGCTTCAGAGAAGACCGGCATCATGGACTTCCTATCCATTCTTGAGCGTATGCCTTCCATCAGTAAGATCGAGTTCGGTCTAGAGGATATCGTACGTTCTGGCTTGTGTAAAGAGTACCTCGTTGCAAAGCACGAATCGGGTATTGAAATCTAAGGAGATATACTGTATAATAGGTCTATCTTAATAATGATAGATGCAGTTTACCCATAATCACGTAGATATCCCTGAACTTTCTAGGGAAACCATCGACGGAGTTAGGTACTATACTGTACCCGGCTCTGACGGTGAACTACTGAAGCTCGTCTCTATTACTTCTGTGACTTCTCATTGGAGTAGAGAGCGTATTGCTGCATGGCGTAATCGCGTCGGTGAAGAAGAGGCTAACCGAGTCTCTAAACAAGCTACTACAAGAGGTACAGATATGCACCTCTTGACTGAGCACTATTTGCAGAATGAACCTTTGCCCAAAGCGAAGGTTCCTATCTCTAATATACTATTCAATATAGCAAAGCCAGCTCTAAACAAGATTGATAATATCATTGTACAAGAAAGTGCAATGTATAGTCTTCGTCTCGGTATTGCTGGTACCCCTGACTGTATTGCCGAATATGATGGTGAACTATCCATCATTGACTTTAAGACTTCCAAAAAACCCAAGCCCCGTGCATGGATTGAAGGATACTTTGTTCAGGCTGCTGCATACGCTTGTATGCTCTATGAACTAACAGGTATCAAAGCTAAGAAATTAGTTATTATCATGGCTTGTGAAAACGGTGAATTGGAAGTCTATGAGGAGCGCGATGTATTTGGTCATGTGAAGCTACTTGATACATACATCCGCAAATTTGTAAACGACAAACTAACAGGCTATGAGTAAAAAGAAAGAACTAGAGAAGGTCTTAGAAGAAAAGTTTCTAACACCTATCAAATTTTCATACGAGATCGAGAAAGTTGTTCTCAAGGAGAAGCTAAACTACATCGATGCAATTCTTTTCTATTGCGAAAAAGAGAACATTGAAGTAGAATCTGTCTCAAAGCTAATGACCAAGCCACTCAAAGAGAAGCTCAAGGTCGATGCTACCCGTCTCAACTTCATGAAAGCACGGGGGCAAAGCAAAGCTAAACTTCCCCTATAACTGGAGAGATCATTGAACAGCAGACTCAGAAGAGGAATCATGTCACCTTACGACGTATACACAACATACCTCGCAATGAAGAAGCACTTTACAGATGCAAAGTATGACTTCTTTAGATACAACGGAAAGACTAGATCTTCTGTGTCTGCCTTCAACAAAAGACGAGACAAGTACTTCTTTGAGCGCATGTCTCGCAAACTATCAGACGATGAGATCAGAATGTATTTCATCGCAAACTTTGTAGCAACAGACAATCCCTCTTCCGTTTGGGTTGGAGAAATTATCCAAAGCGGAGAGAAGAAATACACAGAACTTAGTAAAAAATATCAGAGTCTAACTTATACCTTCAGCCAAGAATGCGCGGATCTGTTAGACACCATGGAACTACCTCAGTTATTTGATTGCAAGAAAGGACACCCACCAATACTGAAGAAATACCTCGCAGGTGAGGTTTCTATTGAGACACTATCCATCCTTGATCAGGTCTTCTCTTACACCGATAAGCTAGACAAAAAGCTAAGTGATCCGGTGTGGGAAACCGTAAGTCTCAAAATAAAGAAGTACAAACCGTTCATAAATATTGATGTGTCCAAGTGTAAAAAAATTCTCCGAGAGTTTATCTATGGCTGAAAATTTCTTCGCATCACAAGTCGTTATGGAAGCAATTGAAGATATCGTAGATATGCAGGCTCAAGTTTTAGTATTTTCTCAATTCGCAGACTTTGCTCCATTGTCTGCACAGAGAGAAAACCTAGTTCTTCTCCGCAGATTGCAGGAGAAGCAAAAGAATATGTGTTTTAGGTGCATCCTATGTGATGACCCTGCAGCTAAAGAACTTCTAGAAGAGGTTATGTCCCACTTTGAGAAGTTCGGTCACGAAGTTGATCGCTCTAATCCCATGGCTGTCTTTGCTGAAGTAGAGGCAAGTCTTGATGATCTAGAGGATGGTCTAGACTTTGCTGAAAAGAATGGCTACTTCCCTGGTGAAGAGCCTGGTGGTGAGACCCCACCTTATCGAATGTGACACTATTAAGAAGTGTCCACTGGGCTTGGCATCCCACCGTCAGTAACCTATAATACGTAGGTCGCGCAAACGACAACAAGTTCAGCCAGTAATCCACGTTATCCAACGAATCCAACTATGTCTTTTAAAGATCTCAAGAAGCAGTCTTCTCTAGGTGCTCTCACCCAAAAGCTTGTAAAAGAAGCTGAGAAGATGAACAATGCTGGCGGCAGTGGCGATGATCGCTATTGGAAGCTAGAGTGTGATAAAGCCCAAAACGGATATGCTGTTATCCGATTCCTTCCCGCTCCTGACGGTGAAGACATGCCTTTCGTAAAGATGTACTCCCACGCCTTCCAAGGCAAAGGTGGCTGGTACATTGAGAACAGCCTAACCACCCTCGGTCAGAAAGACCCCGTTTCCGAGTACAACAGTGAACTCTGGAACAACGGCACCGACGCTGGTAAGGACCAAGCACGTAAGCAGAAGCGTAAGCTAAGCTATATTGCTAATATCTACGTTGTAAAGGATCCTGCTAACCCACAGAACGAAGGTGGAGTATTCCTCTACAAGTTCGGTAAGAAGATCTTCGATAAGATCATGTCCGCAATGCAACCTGAGTTTGAGGACGAAGAAGCAATCAACC